TGCCATACCTTGATTAAAAAATTATGGTTTGAATAGGGGTTAGGGCAAAATAATACAAAAATGTAGAGGAAAAAATAAAAAAATAGAAACAGAAACGGCTCAGAAAAAAGAGGAGGGGGTGATTGTATATTCTTCTACCTGTTTTGTTCCGACCCCCTGTTTATAACGCGTTTTGAACACCTTAGAAGCGATTTTTAAGAAGAGGTTAGGATGGGTATTTATATAACACAAGATGATCTTTTTAGTCAGATAAGTGAAGAGGAGTTGATAAGTTTAACGGATGATGAAGAACTTGGGTCTATCAATACGGAGCGGGTGAATGCCTGTATTAGTCAGGCAGAGGCTATTATAGATAGCTATCTCGGGGCCCGATATAAATTGCCTTTGGAGGTAGTGCCTGAAGTTCTTAAAAAGATAGCGGTTGATATGACGGTGTATTTTTTAGAGAGCAGACGCAGGGCGCCGACAGAGGAAAGAAGGCAAAATTATGAGGATGCTGTGAGGTTTTTGAAAGATATTGCTAAGGGTATAGCTTCTTTAGGTATATCTCAAGAGGTGGATGTGCCTCAAGAGAATAAACCAGAGATTACGGCTAATGAACGTATTTTCACTAGAGGAAGCTTAAAGGATTTTTAAATGCATATAGAAATTGAACCCAAAGGCCTAGAACGTGTGCAAGGAATGTTAAGAAGGCTACAGGCAGGGTTTTCTGATTTAACACCTGTGATGCGTGAGATAGCGGAAGAGCTTTTAGCAAATTGGCAGCTTAAGTGGCGTGAAGAGGAAGACCCTTACGGTGAGCCCTGGAAACCACTTAAACCAAGCACTTTAAAAAGAAGAAGAAAAGGTAAGGGGTCGGGGCCAGTAGCACAGATTTTACGTGATACAGGTATAATGCAGGACAGCTTTACACCAAAAGCAGATAAAGAGAGTGCTAGAATTGGCACATATGAAGATGGGTTTTATGCACGGTTTCATCAGTTTGGGACTAAATATATACCCATTAGAAGGCTTCTGCCAGATGAATATTTGCCAAGTGAGGATGAGGAAGCAGTATTTGCTATTTTAAAAAGGCATTTACACAACTTGATGTCAGGCGGCAAGGTGTAATGCTGAATGAGTTTGAGCAAGCGATTGTAGATAAAATTAAGACAATAGCAGATTTCAGGACAGTCAAAGGATATGAAGGAGAATTTGCACGGCAAACTTATAAAGAAATACTGGGGCTTATGCCTTGTGCATTAGTAGTGTATGAGGGGGGAGATTTTGATAGACAAAATTTAATACTCAGAAGGCGGATGCGTTGGACAGTAATTGTGGCATGTGAGAGTTTCAGAAAGGATAAGGCTCGACAAGAAGTTTATACATTTTTAGAAGCAATTAAAGGGGCATTAAATGATGTGCGTTTCGCTGATTTTAAAATGACGCCCCTGAGTATTACGAGGGAAAGGCTACTGTATCATGATGAGCGCATAGTGGCCTTTGGGCAGGTATATGAGACAGAAGTAAGGGAGGAAGCCTAAGGGATATTATGAAAATAATCGTTTTTTCAGACACTCACATCCCTTATACAAACAGAAAGTTTCTGGGCTTTGTAGATTATGCCTTAGATGTGGCAGATTTAATAGTGGGTGCAGGGGATATAATAGACAGAGTGCGTTGCACAGAAAAAGAAATAATGAAGTCTAGGACTGGTGCCTTGTTGCTGGAAGCATTAAAAAGACTTATTTTAAGTGGCAAATGTTACCTTTTAAAAGGAAATCACGACCCAGAACTGAGCAAAACAATTCAAAAGTTGTTGGGCGTTAGCTGTGAAACGCCTTCCCATTTTCTTCTGGGCAATGTATTGTTTACTCATGGCCACCAGTTTGATTCACTTTGTGGCTGGTGGCCGTGGCGATTTTTGAGAAAGATTGCCCCCTGGTTTTTTAAACCCCCTTCACATTGGAAACAATACAATAGAGAAAAATGGCACAAGTCAATTGGTATGATATACAGCAATGTGTTTGATTTTGCAGAACGCAATATTTCTCACACCACAATAGTAATGGGGCATACTCACTATGCAAGCATAATGGAAATTGAGAATGGACAACTCATAGTTAATTGTGGTGATTGGCTTGATAGCTGCACATATATTGAACTAGATACTAAAAATGGAGAGTGTAATTTTAAAAAATGGGAATAAATATTACGAAGGAGGGATAAAAAATGGCTGGATTTTTAGGAAAAGGGCAAGTATATCTAGACAGAAATAAGCAGGGGAAATATTTGCCTGTTGGGAATGCTATTAAATTTGCTATAGATGAGTCAGATGCAGAAATCAAAGAAAGGATTTCAAGGCAGACAGATACTTATGGACAAGCCCTTGACAGAGTTGCTATCCCAAAACCTGCAAAAATCAGCATTGAAATGGATGATTTTAATGCAAACAATCTTGCAGCAGCATTGCGAGGAAACGTGGAGGAAGGGGCAGGCACAGGGAATGTTACAGATGAGGAAGTAACTGCTAGTATTGGCAATTATGTGAAGCTTGCGCATAGTGGGCTTTCTAATGTGGTTGTGAAAGACAGCGGAGGGACGACAACTTATGTGGAAGGAACAGATTATGAGGTAAATACCAACGTTGGACTACTTAAGGCGCTCGAGAGTGGTGACATAACAGACGGAGAAACATTAAATGTTTCCTATGATTATGACGAAGCTGGAATGAAGATTCTAGGTTCACAAAATGCAGAAATTAAAGGAGCCTTAATTCTTGATGGTATTAACCAGGTTAATGGTAAACCCTGCAGGGTTTATGTTCATGAGGCGAGGTTAAAAACAACCAAAGAAGTTGATTTTTTGGCAGATGATTTTGCGACTTTGGCACTTGAAGGCACTTTGCTTACTCCAGAAGGGAAGAATGAGCCATATTACATTGAATATGAGGAGTAATAGCCTATGTTCCCACGAAAAATAAAAACGCTTGAATTTGGTGGCAAAAAGATAGAAGTGCACGACCTCACGGTTGCAGAGGTGGAGGACATTTTACAGAGGCTTAATAACACTTTTGTATGTCCACATGGTTTAGGGAAGGTCACTCCTGAACAATGTGAGGCAAACAGGAAAAGATCCAGGTTGGGAGAAATTGGACAGACAAAACCTATGCTCGAAGCGTGTAAAAATTGCACAGAGTGGGAGGCACTTTGTCAAGAAGTTTATAGAAAAGAAAGTGAAGTCAGTAGTATTAGCTTTCTATTCAAAGACCTGGATGAATACATCATAAAGCTAACGACAGGGCTTTCAGAAGACCAAATCAAACAAATGCCTGAACATGTATTGGCAAAAGTAAGGGAGGCTATAAGAGAGCTAAACCCTTTTTTTTCAAAAGCAGTAGACGAGCTTCTAGAGACTGCTCGCAAATTACAGGAAAAGACGCTGCAAAACAGTTAGCCCGGGCGGTCTGCCAGTTGATACTGGCAGGCCACACACAGGCTTGGCAATACCCTTTTCCTATTTTTTTAATATCCTATGAAGAAACAATGAAACTTCTAAGAGAACAAAATGGCAAGCGCTAAACAAGTTTTAGAATTTGTAATCAAAGCCATACAAACCAAGCCAACCCTGTCAACTATTGCCAAAGAATCTCAACAAAACATCAAAAAGGCCCAGGAGCAAACCATATCTCTTAAAAAAGCTCTAAAAACCCTGGATGTTACCCCTGTTGCTACCCTTAAGAAAAAAACCGAGGAAATGGAAAGGGCTTTTGATAGACTGACGGCTGCGTATAAAAAAGGTGAAATAACTGCGAAAGACTACGCAGTTGCCCAGGCAAATCTTAAGGCGAAGATGCAAGAGTTACAAGGCTCAACAAAAACACTTTCAGGGACTTTTTCCCAGATTAAAAATCACTTGCTCGGCCTTGCGGCAGCTAGTTATTCTTTAGTGAAACTCTTTGGTGTTTATAGTGCATTTGAAACAAAGATGGCCGAGGTAAATACACTGCTCAATACTTCACAAGAAAATCTCAATAATTTGCGGAGGTCTATCCTTGATTTGACAACACAAATACCTCAAAGCGCCAGCCAGTTGGCAAGTGCGGAGTATGACATAATTAGTGCTGGGGTAAAACTAAAAGACAGCGTGCAGGTCTTAAAACTATCAGCAAAAGCGGCAATTGCGGGTCTTACAGATACCAAAACAGCGGCTAAGGTGGGCGTTAGTGTTATCAATGCTTATGGAATGAGTATTGACCAGCTAGCTGATGTTTATGACACGCTTTTTATGACAGTAAAACAGGGTGTTACTACTTTTCCTGAACTTGCCCAATACATCGGAAAGGTTTTGCCTGTTGCCAAAAGTGCGAATGTAAACTTTTCAGACCTCTCGGCTGCTATTGCTACTTTGACTAAAGCCGTTAGAGCCCCACGCAGATATTCTATCGCCTCTGGGGTTTTGATACCTGCCTTAGTCAAAGTAGCAATAGCAGCCGAGAGGTCTGAAAA